GAACTCATAAACAGCATAAGCACAATTAGCTTCAATTATGAATACTGTTGCAGTAGTTCCCCCTACGTTGAAGTCAAGCCCGATATGAATATCAGTATATTTTTGCCAAACTTTATCTGTGTAGTGTTTAATTCTATTATAAAAGTGGTAAACCTTATTTTGATTTAGTGATACTATCTCACCACGTAGGTATAAGTCGGCTAGTATTGGGTCATAGTTATTTAGAATGTTTTGCACATATTCAGGTGGTAAAAATGGATTATCATAAGTTGAGGCTTTATAAACTACATATCCTTTTTGCTTCATCTTATGCCATTTTTCATAAAGGAAGCCATTATAACCTTGGTCTGGAGTGGTCACTACTGCTATGCTATTCTTTGCATCTCCTTCTACCTCTTGCCGAACACGCTCTGTTATCTTACGCCATACATAAGACGCTTCCTCTTTTTTAAGTGTGTCGATCTCATCTACTATTGCGGCAAATACTTCAAACGCAATAATTCTCTTAGGGTTATCGTAACTTCTAAAAATTACTTGACCATATCCATCTGCTTGTATTGTAGATTCTGATTTATTTAGTTTATATTTAATGTTTGCTTGTTCAAAAAAATCCTCAAAAGCAGGGATAGCCCTAAGGCGTAACAAATCATAGGTAGGCATTGCGTAAAGAAAGTTGGCTGTTGGGTTCTCAAACATAAGCCTAAGCACTCTAAGCACCCCTGCCTCACTCTTGCCACTGCCTAACCCACCCTGCATAGCTGGATGAGGCTCATCACAAAAAACAAAGTCGTATTGATGAGGCAATAACTGTTTGGTAAATGTCATTTATTAATGCCTTTACAATTATCAAAATGCCATCTCTTCATATTTGATGGACTACCTACTTTATCACAATGAGGACATTTAATTCTAGGAGAGTTTTTTAGCGCTTCAGATATTTTATTTCTTTTTTCTTCTGAAGCTATAACCCCATAGTTTGGGTTTTTATCTCCTCTTATTTTATCTCCGTTCCCATAGTTTGGATTATTAGCCCCCATTACACTATTTGACTTTATCTTTCTTAACTCATCATCCCATCTTAATCTCTGCGATTCTGACATTTTATTTCTAATATCAATACATGATAAAGTTTCTTTTACGCCTTTTGATATTTTAGACTTATGCTCATCGCTAATAGAAGTGCCTTTCTTTTCGGATTTTCTCCCTTTTAAAGATAAAGACATTTTTAATTTATGATCATCTGTTAATTGTTTACCGATTTTAGACTTAGATATTTTTTCTTTAGTATCATCACTCATAGCAACCCCTATATTCCAAGGCTCCCCACCATTCTTAAAATAATGATTTTCTGACATAATTTTTCTTGTTTCCGCTGTGTGTTTTTTACCCTTGAAAGCATTATGTATTTGCATTTTTTCAGACGCACTAATAGACAAAGCTTTTTTACTTGCTTGATATGAGTGGCTATTTATTCTAATATTTCTATTTTTATTTCTAAGATTACTTAGTGCAAAAAATGCAAACCCCATCTCTCTATTCTTATATATTTTCCATAATAAATAATGTGCTATAAAATGCTCTCGAGCAGTTAAATTTATTAAATTATCTTTTAAATTATTTCCACCCATTGACTTAGGAATAATATGATGTTTTTCAAAATACCCATCATCTAGTATTTCATCTTTTCTTTTTTGTATTAATTGATTATATATATTTTCGTAATTCATAAAGGTATTATATACTATATTTGATGAATTAGATATTAATTATCTCCGACATTACCTATTCTTTGAAATATTATTTTAGGAGGCTCTACGTTTGTAAGTTGATTATTTTGTGTATTTACTTCTATCTTATTTGCTTGTGGGTTTGCTATTGACTCAATATCTTTCATTACACCGCTCACATTCCGAATGTTTCCTAAATTAATATCTTGACGGTTAGCAACAATAACCCCTTGAAGCATTTTAGCTATCTTGCGGTTATTACCTATTAGCTCGTTATCTTGTTCTAATGTATCAAGCTTTTTTATCATAAGCTCTTGGTTTATCGGGTGGAGTTTCTCGATGTTTTGTGCCATTTTGTGCGTTTCGGCATAAAACCCCTCAACATCGGCTTTTAGGTTACCTTTTATTACCCATTTATCAGTGAGGACTTTATTACCCAATAGCTTAGATGGAAGCTGATACCTTTTACATATATCTGCCTTATCTAACCCACCCTCGTATGCTTCACGGATACCTTCCCAATCATACTTACTTGGACGCGCCACGAGTTACCTCTTTTGGTTTTGGTTGCTTTATATCATCAATCCACACGGTTTTCATCTTTGTACTCCGTCCATGATACTTCTTTGCCGTTTATTTTGATTGAGTCAATTTGTGTATAGTCACACCATCGCTGGATTATTACTTGGGCGTATTGAGTTGATAACTCTATCATTCTGCAATTCCTATCTAAGTTTTCACAAGCCATCATAGTTGAGCCACTACCTCCGAAGAAGTCCATAATAATATCACCCTTATCTGATGATATTTTAATTTGGTTTTCAATCAATGCAATAGGCTTCATTGTAGGGTGCAACCCAGTTTCTCTACCTTCTTCAATGACTCTTGAATAATTTACGTCCTTTAATGCTCCATTCCATTTGGCACTTCTTCTAAATAACAATAAAAATTCAATATCAGGGCGGTGACTTCCTCCAATAGGGATTGCATTTGGCTTTTTCCAAATTAGCGGATTGAATGATATTTTATTTTCTTTGGCCCAGTTAAGATAATCAGGCAATAAGTCTTTGTTGCAAAAAACATAGGCGTTAAAATTATTCTTTTCAAATATAGTTGGAAACACTTTCAAAAAGTCGAGAGGGTTAAAATCTGCAATAAATTCGATATCTTTGCCTTGCTTTTCTAGCCCTTTTCCTATGTCTCCTTTACATCCGCCCTCTGTTTGTATCAAGTATGGAGGGTCAGTGAACACCATATCAGCCTTTTTGCCATCCATCAAACGCTTAACATCTTCCTCTTTCGTACTATCCCCACAAAGCAACCGATGCGCTCCAATCTCGATTAAGTCACCCAATTTAATCACTGGATTATCTACCACTTCTGGAACGTCATCTGCTTTGCTTTCGTCGATGATTGCTTCTAGTTCACCATCTAAGTTAATATCCATCTCCTCTAACTCTTCGGGAGTGAAGCCGATTAAATCTAAGTCATAGCCTACGTCGTGAAGCTCTTGCATTTCGATAGCAAGCATTTCTTCATCCCAACCACTGTTCAATGCGAGTTTATTATCAGCAATTATATAAGCCTTCTTCTGAGCCTCTGTGAGGTGTGATAGCTCAATCGTTGGTACTTCATCAAGTCCGAGTCGTTGCGCCGCCATAACACGCCCGTGACCCGCAATGATTCCATTTTGTCCATCTGTTAAAATAGGATTAGTGAACCCAAATTCTTTTATACTTGACATTATCTGTGCAACTTGCTCATCTGAATGCGTGCGACTGTTTCGTGCGTATGGCACTAACTCTTTGACCGATTTATAGACTATTTCTTGCTTCATTACTTCTTCTTTTTGCTTTTAGTCTTGCCAAGTGAAGCCGTACAAATAGCGTATGCGCTCGACTCACTCTTGCCTTGTTTCTTTACTGCTGAAACGCATCGGTCTTTCTTTGTTGCTTTAGGCATTAAAACCATCCTTTAACTAAGAATATTTTACTATCATTTTTTTTACTTTTATGCTTAGGTCTTTTTTGTTGCTTTTGAGTTTGCTTCTTTTGTTCGTTTTTAAAGTGTGCAAATCCTATACCGCTAGACGATAAAAGCCCTTGCAAGTATATTACATAATCATCATTTGAAGTAAATATAAAACTCTTTGAAGTAGCTGTTATAGCCTTTTCCCCATCATCTAGCGCATTATCAATAGATTCTTCGTAATCTTGCAGTGATAACTCTTCTACTGCTTTTAATACTTTTTTGAATGGTGTATTTTTATCGTTGTATGAATTTATAACGTGTGCTACTAGATATGTATCATCATTTAGCATTTCAGCAATTTGATAGTATTTATCTATTACGTTCACATTACCTCTATTTTGCCCCGTAGTTAATGGGGCTTTTTTGTGCGCTCATAATAGTATTATACTATTTATTTATGAAAAACTAACTTTTTTTGTTGCAAAATTCTGCATAAGATTTATGCAATTCACTTACTGGCACATTATGCTTCGTTGCGATCTCTAAAGCTGATACGCTTAACTTTTCGTTGTACTCGATTACTGCTTTTTCCATGTCGAATTCATTGTATCTGATTGATTCATATTGTAGTGGCATTATTCCATCTCCGTTATTAATTTGTTTATGTACCATTGTGCTTTCTTTAAATCTTGCACATGGTTATCTTTCTTGCCAGTACGTGATAAATACTTAATTGCTGTCAATCGTAAATGACCGCAAAACTCTTCATGTGTAGAATATGCTTTCATATAGTCGATTGTTTCAATGCCGCCTTGATTGTAGTGTGGTGGGTTATTTACCATATCATTACTACTAGGCATATAATCTTTATATGAATCATTAATGAACTTATATGTGCTAGGCTCACGCTTGTAATCATCCTCAAACTCAGCTTTTAATTCTCTTTCTGTCTTGCTCATTGTTGTTCCTTTTTTAATTTAGCTTTCGCTCTATAATTGGCGTTATATCGTTCACGCTGCTCATCGGTTAAAATCCGCTTGATTCCTTTTTCTTTGCACCGTTGTCTCCATTCTTTTGACTGCTGCAATAATTTAGCCTTCTTTTCTTCGGGTGACATTTTAGTGCGTGGCATAATTCCTTGCTCCCTTCGCTTAATTGTTTTATAGTCTTTTACTTTTTGCTTTTGTTCTTCGGTTAATGGCGCACGTTTCCATGTTCCAGCCTCTTTCATTTTTCTGCGTCTTTCTTTCTCATACTCATACCGTTTATGCTTTCGTTCCTCTTCGCTCATTTTTACGTGAACATTTGGGCTTTTATCCGTATGATACTTTTTCAATGCTCTATCGTTATGATAAGCTCTTTTTTCTTCGGCACTTAATCCGCTTAAATCAGTGCCGTTATTCTTTTTTGGCTGTGGGTTTTCTTTAGCTCTTGATAATCTTATGCGCTTAATTTTAGGCTTTACTTTATCATGGTTTTCGATAGTTGGCTTCATCGGCTTTTGTTGATTTTTTGGTGTGATTACGAGAGGCTCTATTCGTTCCTCCCCTATATTCATCATGAGATTAAATTGTTCTAAGCTCATTGGCGTATGTCTTAGCCCTCTCATTTGGGCGCAGTATGTTTGATATGTCATTTGTTTACCTCATTAGATGGTGGTGTCCAGCCCATTTTAATTAGTGCTTCTTTTATTCCGCTTTCTTGAAGATTTATAACAACCCTAGATATCTCTGCTTTTGACTCATTGTAATCTCTAATAGTTGTGATTTGCTCAATGCTATGACTAAATATATTTGTTTCAACTTCTATTTTCATCTATTCCCCCTTATACTCATCATAAAGTTTTTGTGCGTGTTCTCTTTGTACTTCGATAGGATATGTTTCTCTCCATCGGTTAGGCGCACCATGTGGCGATATTTCAGGGCTATACTTATGATGCAATTCGCAAAGTGGCAACAGCTCACGGTCATTCTTAACATCACTAGAATGTAATTTTACGTGATGCGCTTCAATCTGTGGATTATTGCATACCATACACGTAAAGCCTTGATTATGAAACCATGAGAGATAGGCTTTATCTTTTAGGGCTTTTTGTTTTAGCCTTGCATTTTTCCTTAGCTGTTTTGACTTGCTGTAATCTTCTTCATAGTAAAAATCATCCTCCTCATCTTCTCTTATTTCTTCATTGAGTTGTTCAGCTATACTTAACATCTTAATTTTCTTTTGCAACATATCTATCAACTCTTAGTTTTTTCATACCTTCACGACTACAATCTACCCATCGGTAGCACAAGGTGCTTATACTTAATTTTAAATCATATTCACAACCATCACAGCTCTTATTATGCGCCATTGACTCTATGATTACGTATTTGCCTTTGATGATTAAAAAAAGTTCTTCAATGTGTGCTTGAAGCCTAGTGATGTACCATCTATCTAGTTCTAATTCGCCTTGTATCATACTACCCCCTTTAAATATCTATATACGTGCTTAGATAGAATATCGTTGTATTGATCGGTTACTATCCGTGTTACTTTTGGCTTAACATCATCTTCAATAGCTAAAAAAGCCATCCGTGTGATATTGCTTTCTAGGTTCTTAATCTTAGACATCCACTCATACTCGTTATAAAATAGCGTTTCTATCATTGTGGGTACGTTTGCTGCTATCTCTTCTTCTTTGTACAGCGTAGCAAGTTCATCCCATACGGAAATTTTGATAGCCTCTATATCATCTACTATCTTGTTATGCTTTTTGCACTCTTGGAGCATAATTTTAACGATAGATGATACCGATTGCATAGCCGATAACTTTTTCATAATCGGAAGTGATAAATCTTCACCTACTGTTTTATTCAGCTCAAATGCTAACGACCACATAAAAGAGCGTATTACTAACTTTCTTATTGTCTTGTAGTCTTTATTCATTGCATTAACTCAGGATTTTCATAGATATTGCCAATTACTTCAAAACCATTTCTATAATGATGATAGTTATATAACTCAGACCATCCAAATCCTCTATCAATATTGCATGGGCGAGTGGCTTTTGTTCTTACTGTTTCTAGTATCAACATTCCGCTTTTGTATTTAACTACGCAATTTTCATCATAATCATCAAAGCATCTTCCTAAAATATCGCCCTCATAAATATTAACACCATTTTTGTCTTTTAGTCCAGTATACTGTTGATGTTTTAGGTAGATTAAATCAGATGGGAAAGTTCCTAACCCACCATTATTATCAATACTACCAATACCCAAATTATAGAATTCTTTATTTATTTTATGCCACGCTCTAAATTTAATCTCTCTCATCTCATCCACCTCTTTTTGATATATAACATTATAACTATATTTAGCTTAATTAAGTATTAATAGTTTTACACTTTAATGCTATTTATCGCCACACGTATTCTTTCAATGCGCTCTTGTTTGCTTGACTTTCTTCGTCTAGCGTTCTTAGCTGTGTAGTAGCAACTTTTACATTCGGCACGTAATCCTAAGCCTCGCTTTGGGAATTCGCTTTCTTGCTTAGTTTCTGTGCATTTGGCGCATTGTTTCATGATATGTCTAGGTATTTAATTATGACTTGTTGCGCTTCACTGAATGAATAGCATATTGCGCACCGATACCCGCTTGATGATAAAGCACCAATCCATTCTCTTTGATTCTCCGATAGTTTTCCTTTAGCGGATTTCATTTCAATAAATAAGCCGTGTTCTGTTTTAGAAGGGAATGCCAAAAATATATCCAGCACTCCACTTTTTACGCCTTCCGCTTTTAGCTTTGTTGCGGTTACGATATTACGCTGTCCACCGTTAGGGATAGCGAACATCATAGATAGTTGAGGATGCTTACTACTTTGCATTTTTGCCCACTGGAATAGCTTTTTTTGCTCTTCATGCTCAGTTTGTTTCATTTTTCAACCCCTATTTAAAAGTAAATGGAAATTTAACCATCTATAAAAAATAAAAATGGTAAATGATGGGTTTGAATATTTACTCCAACTTTTTTTATATCCAAACTTATCTAAACTACCATCATTTTCTCCGTCATAGCCGAAATATGTCACTTTAAGTCCATAGCCCAAAATGCTAATATGAACAATATCTGATTTATCATTCATTTTTTACCACGATTCTTCCGTAAACATCCGCATGACTTAGTACCACCAATTGCTACGTTATTTGTGTAAGCCTCGAACTCTTGACCGCAAAAGCATTTATAAAGTCCATAGCGTTTTTTGTACTTTGAGTTTTTGCCTTCTTTTAGCCCTAAATCTTTTATAGGAATAGGGGGGGTGTATTCGTTCATTTTTGTCCTTTAAAATGGGATTATCATATCTGTATCAATATCAATGTCTGGTATTTGTGGCATTTCTTTGCGTTCATGATACACTGGAGCGTTTGCGCCTTTTGATTCGCTTTGTTCGCTACTTTGATTCTTAGATTTTGGCGCAAACTCAATTTTTGGAAACTTTAACTTTGTAGTGTAGTTTTTCTTTCCATCTTTTTCATACATTTCTGTAATGAGCTTTCCAGTTGCGACACATAACGCACCATCTTGAAACCATTGATTAATAAATTCAGCTTGTTTTTCAAACGCTGTGCCTCTTAGTGTGAGATTTTCCCACTCATATTTTGAGTTCTTTTCTGAACATTCAATTTGGAATGAACATATAGCCATTCCACTTTGTGAGTATTTCAACTCTATTTTATTGATCGTTCCAAATATAGTTACTGTCGGTAGTGGCATCTTATCCCCTTAATTTATTTAAAATTTGTTTTACTTTTTACGCCTAGTATGTACGCTTCGGCTATTACATCTTCCAAAAGGTCTTTTATCTCTTTTGGGATTGCATAGCCTTGCGTAAATCTTCCTACTATCAATCGCATATCAAAACCGCTTTCGATCTTGACGCTTTCAAATAGTGAGTCTATTTCTTTTTGAGTCATGATTTACCTACGAACACATTACGAAGCTTATCGGTATAATACTTGACTGCCTTGGCTCTTCCCATACGTGGAGGGATAGTGTCAAACGCTCTCATGTTTAACGCTGATGTTTCGTTTGACTCAAACTCTTTTTTGCGTTGGAAGAAAGCTTCCCCATGAGTAGGTTTTTGTTTCATTTACTGCATCTTTTTATATACATTTCAAATCCAAACAATGAGAATCTATACTCTTTATTAATGGACTTTAACGATTTACGCATATCTTCATTAACTCCACTATTACACCCATGGCAATATAATGTTACATTTTTCCAAGTATGATTCCCCCCTTTTGATAGTGGTTTAATATGCTCTATTGTCGCACTATGTTTTTGTTGTGGGTGTAACCCTTTAGAGGTAATAATGCCACATTTTTGACACTTTCCATTAAATCTTATATAAACAGCCATTAGGTTAATAGAGTGGTCTACTTTATTAACATTATGCTTTTTACATCGTCTTAAAAAATTAGGGTTTAGCATTTTCGCTCGAGTTTAGTTTCTTTAATAGATTTAATCAATCCAACTGAGCTACGCCCAGTCATAAATACCATGATATAGCTAATTGTTAGTATGATATGGTATTCACTCATTACCACAACCTTTCAAGGCATAAACCTTTTGCAATTTTACTTTCAAGAATACAATGATCTTTTCCTATAATTTGTATAGCTTCATTATATTGGTCAATTTCAATATCATAATCAACAAGAACAATAAATTGCACTACATTAAAAAATAGCGAAATAACTAAAGCAACTAATAAAAGTTCTTTCATCCTAAACCCTTTTAATTAAAAAACGAATACGTGTTATCCATAAATATACCCATAAATATAATCTCCAGTAGTAATTCATCTTTCACCATCCAAGTATGTATAAATATAAATCAAAGCTATGACTACGATCACCGCACCTGCTATTGTGTTGTCTATGTTCATGTTATGCCTTTACATCTAATTTATAGACTGCCTTGCTTTCAAGTTCGCTTATCATGTGTTCAGCTTTTAAAGACTCAATTTTGATAGCGAAACGCTGATTTTGTAATTCAAGCTCACGTATTTTTGACTGCATGACTCTTTCAGTATTTACCGATTCTGTGATTCTTTTTTGAAGCCATTTAGCATTTACTAGAATTTGTTCGCTGTCTTTGAAATAGTCGCATAAGAACTGCGATAATGATTTTGTTTTCATCAAAAAATCCTTTCCGCTATTTCAGCAAACCAATTTTCAAGCTGTTGTAGTTTTTGTTTCATAGCTGCTCTCCTAAATCTTCAAGCAAAATAGCTTTCAACTCATTACGGTTGATATTGCTATGTTTAGCTATTTTATTAAAAGCCGTTACGATTAGATCAACATAATCATCCATCGAGTCACGAAATTCTTTAATTTCATACTCTGCTTGTTTTTCGTTTTGTTCCATCTGCTTTTCATAGCGATTTAACGCTTCAGTATTCGCACATCTTTCCATCTCATCCTCCTATATTTTAGGGCTTTAAAACCCTTAATACAGTCAAGTTTATGTCATCTTGTTTGAATGGCTTGACTGTATTAAAAGCTTTATGGTTGGGGGGATGGATTCGCACCACCATAATAGATATTCAAGTACAATTATTCTCTATCATCCGCACTACACGGCTAGGCAATCTATAAACCTTTACACCCCGATATTTTATGACCTGCACCAACTAGCTAGGTTCGCCCCCGATTACTCAGTGGTACGGTGCAGGAACTTTTTAGCTATGTTGTCTGAGCGCTTATCCTCGTTTAGTTTCCAAATATAGACTGCCATATCTTTCGACTTAGGACTGCCTTGTACGTCTCAGGCATGGGCTTTCACCATCGTATTACTATCGCCTACGTCGGAGTCGAACCGCTCGGCTACCATTTCTGATAGTATGCAACCGTTACATTTTAAGGCATAATTAAAAGCTCTTTGAGTTGATATATACTAACTGCCGTCATGCACTTAGGACTTACTGACCGTTGCATATACCAACTTCAAAAGCTTTTTACTCAACAATTTAAATTCAAATAACTGCAAGATACCGCACACTCCACCTACTCGTGCCGATGAACTTTTTATTGATTCAGGTGATCTGTATCTTGTAGAACAATTATAGACTAACTAAGCTTAATTAAGTATAAAAGTGTTTTATTCTTTTGTTAATGACATTTAGCCATTAATCTATCCCACTCGTCATTGATATATCCGAACTCTACCCCGCTACTTGTGGCTATCATTTCAATCCATGAGATATGATCGCTCATTTGTTTGCTATCTAATTTTGTGTAGCTTAATGGCTCTTGTCGCTCATCTCTTGGATATTTTAAATCAAGATATTTCAATAGATTACGGATAGACTCACTATGCACCGATGAAGTGCGAAATTTAAACTTTGGCTCTTGAAATTCAAGAACCACCCCTTCTTTTTTCAATTCAGGCAAAACGCACCCGAATATGAACTTTTGGAAGTTTTGGGATATTAGCATTTTAAAAACATAACTCATCAACAATTTTTACTTTTTTCTTATTTAAGCGTATTGACGGCTCGTTATGCGTGACTTCTAATCGTGCACCTTTGACTTCTACGCCTTCGTTGATCGCTTGTTTAATCAGCGTTGTATCGGCAACTAACTTGCAATATGAAACGTCTATTGCTTTTTCATCGTCTATGATTACCTTTTGTGTTGGTGCTTTTTCCAAAATCATTATTGAGCTTATTAAATCACCTTCCAACTTTTCTACACCGTTTTCTAAAAGCCATTTTGAAACTTCGATTTTAACGATTTCTTCTTGTGCTTCACAGCGTTTTTTAATCTCTTGAAGTTCTTTAATTGTTTGGCTTATGCGCTCTTTTGTGCTTTGTATATTATCAAGTGATCGCCCGATATAGTCACAAGTTGCGTTACTTCCGACTACCTCAGCCTTTCGGTTTAGTATGTTTATAATTTCGCCTTGTTCGCACTCTTCTAAAGCGCAAACGTATGTTTTTTGTAAGCTCATCCTAGCACCTTCTCCGCAAGCTTCTTGCCTAATAACTCCATTGCTTGATCGTAATGTGCCGCATAAATCTCAGGCAATGCCCCTACTTTAAACAATGAGCAAAACTTTTCAATGTCCGCGCCGCTATCATTGACTAATATTTGAAGCTCTTTTAATTGTAGTGGGCTAACTCTGTCACTTTGTGACTCTTGTTTTTTATGTTGTTGCTTTGGTTCAGGCTTTGCTTGTTCACCACTTGCGTCAATATCTTCATCTACTGCGATACCTACAATAGCACTTAATCCGTAACGCTTCAAGTATGTAATAGCTGACCCTGCAACTTGGTAATTATTCATTTTTGCAAGTGTTACAAGTGGCATGGTAAACGTATCTTCTACCCACTCACCGCTTTTATGGATAAGCCGTGTTGTTACCCCGATATAATCTCCGTTGCTTGTTGAGGTTTGAATAAACCCTAACCCTTGCGCTGATAATAAAGGGCGTATGTGTTGCACTATACTATCGAATGACGCATATTTATAGCCATAGCCTTCTTTATCTTTGCCTACATCGGTAAGAGTAGATTGCATTTCGATTTGTGCTTGGAATATTGCCTCGACTGTGCTGCTTGTTTTCATTGTCCGTCCTTCTTAGTTCTATAATTGTTTGGCTCTTCGCCCGTCTTTGCTTCTTCGTAAGTCATCTTCTTCACCTCCATTGGTATTTAAAATAGTAACATTGTTTAGCTTAATTAAGTATAAAGTGTGTTATGTTTTAGAACAAACTCCCCTGTACCGCTTCTAAGCGTTTGTTTGCTATCCTGCAAAACTCTTTATCTATTTCAGTTCCTATAAAATCAAGTCCTAAAGATTTTGCAACGATTCCAACCGTACCACTTCCCATAAATGGATCATATACACGGTCTCCTTTTTTAGTGCTATTTTGTATCAATGTCTCAACGTACTTAATGGGCTTTTGAGAAATATGATATTTATCACTTGTAGGCATAGTAACATTGAATGCGGATGGTATTCCAAAATCATTAAGCCCCTTACTCCCACCTTTACGTGCGAAAATAGTAAACTCGCAGTTTTTCATGTAGTGCTGATTAGTAACCATATTATTTTTAATCATTACTAAAATGTTATTGATTATGAATCCAACTCTACGCATTTCAATCTCAATATTTGATAAGTGAGCTGAATTGCACATGATATAAATATGCCCAGTATCGTCTAGTATTCTAAATAAATCACCCATATAATCTTTTTCTGTAATATCGTTGTGAGTAAATAATTTACCACTATTGAAAGATTCTAAATGTTGTTTTTCTTTCCAACCAAAACCACTTTTTGTTTCACTGTTCCCACCACCACTATTAATAATATAAGGTACATCGGAAAAAATACATTGAAAATAATTATCAGGCACTTGCTTCATAAACTCTAAGCAGTCCTCATTGTGTATCTTTCCCATTTTTTCGTTCATTTGTTCATGCGTTAGCTTATTCATCTCACAACCTTCTCTTTAGATAATTCAGCAATAGAACTCAATACAGCCACGCTATCGCTTTTATTTTCAATATCCATAGTCTGAGTCACTTTCTGAATAAAGATTGCTTCTAGGCGGTTACAGAGCATATCTATACCCGAAACAGCACGTTGCAACTCTATGCAATGTAGTGGAGTGCCGATTGTACTTAATGCCAAAATTTCTTTAGGGCTAAAAAAGTTTACCTCTGCATCGTCTATACTTTTAATATGCTCCCACTTTAGCGATTGTTTATGAGGGTGTGACAATACCATCACATCAAACTGTTTTACCTTCTGCGCCAAGCGTTCTGCCAAACTTCCCATTTGTTCAATACGTGATCGGTTCATCGTTTCCGCTTCAATAGCCTTATACCGCTTCGTGAGTGTGAGAAACTTTTGATAAGCCGTTAAAAACTTAATATCATTAAGGTTAAATCCGTTTTTTAGATATCGGACATATTCAGCGTGGTTTTGTATTTCGACTATGTCGTTCTCCATATCCATGATGGCAATAGTGCTTTTCATTTCTAGCCCAAAGATTTGAGCTATGTAGTCTATTAGGTCTTTCATTTTAAAAGCTCATAATTAGAGTAAATGTTACCGATAACTTCAACTGAAACATCAATTATAATATCGCAGTCAAGTTGTCTTTGTTTATGTGAATTTTCATATCTTCCTCTCATTTCAAAACAGCATCTATCTTCATTCCATAAAACTTCTAAAATATCATTAAGTGAGTTTTTAATAATATCCCCCTCATAAATCTCAACACCGTTTTTGTCTTTTAGTCCAGTGTATTGCATAACAACATAATCATCATAAATATTTAGCTCATCATCTTTTAAAAATGTTGCGTATTCTGTTAAAACCATTCCTTTTGATTTTTTGCTAAATGCTCTAAATTTAATCTCTCTCATGCTATTTCTCCTTCAATCACATTTTGATTTCCAGCTTGTTGTCGCTTCATCTCTTGGACACGCTCGTAAGTTTCCATTGTTATATCCATTTTGCTTTTATGTGGCTCATACTTCTTTCCAGTACGCAAAGCGAATAGCCCTGCATATCCTCCAGCGATTGAAGCGTTTATAACTTCGGTTGTGTCCATGCCTAAACGGTTGAAATCTTCAAGCTGTTTAAATTGTTTTTTAATTGTCGTAGGTGTGAGAGGCTTTTTAATCTCTTTACGGTGTTGTACCCATTCATTCCATACGTCAGAAGAAATACAAGAAGGCAAAAATTGTGTTTCATTCGCCTTATTATTATACTTACCTTTACTAACCTCTCCTATACTATCCTCTACTATACTACGCTGTCCCATGGACGTCCCATTGTCGTCCCGTGTATTTTCATCATGTTTTCGGTCTGCTCTATCACGTTTTTCAATTAGATTTATATCGGGTAAAAGTTGCAACAATAGGTTCTTGTAAATGCTGTCTACCTTGCGATCTGAGCGTATTAAGTTATGTTCTTTCCAATCCGTAATGTGAGATACTAAATCATCATTTAGCACCGTTACAAAGCCCTTAGCAACGAGAATTTTTAAGCTATCCTCTGATACTCCAAGTAACCGCATTACAGAAAATGCCTCTACTATTCCGTCATCATCAGCACGTATACCTAAATGAAAATAAAATGACTGTGTTTCCAGTGGCATTTTAATAAATCTTGCACTATCAATTATCTTTTTTGCAAACATACGTCTTTCAGCCATTATTAACCCTTTTTTACATTAATTAAAATATGCAACGGTATCGTTACGAAAAGTGCTGGTAAAAAGAAAATAACTGCAATAATATGTAATATCCACATCATAGTAAGCTCCTTAAACCAAATCAATAAGTGTGATATTATCTACCATGCTTTTTGCTTCGTTAAATTGTAGGCGTGGTATTTCCATGTAGCTTGATACTGCAAAACGGTTTTTTAGCTTTGAGTACACTTTGGCAAATAGCTTTTTGTTAGATTCAGCAGGAGCATTGAAGCTGTAAACTTTTAATGATACTGATTTTTGAAGTGTGCGTTTTTGTGCAGGGGTTATGACAATATCGTTTTTAAGTCCTTCCAAATCATCTTTAATTTCGATTAGTTCAATATTAGTTGCTTTTTGAGCATCGAATACAAGTTGTAAAATTTCCATAGGGTTAGTCGGTAGTTTTGGAGCTTCTTTGATTTGTAGTTCCATTTCATTAAAAGCATCTATTAAATCTAGTTTCCAATTTTCGGCTTTTTCACCAGTGAACCCCATAGCTAAAAACATAAATCCGTCACGGTTCATTTCATACATTAAGCAAAGTTTATTTTGATCTGAATAGTAAGCTGATTCCGTAAAATTGCGGAGTCCTCTTTCATTGAATGAACGTATTTTTCTAATTACATCATCATGACGTTTTCCGAATACTTTTGCAATTTCTGTACTTTTTGCAAATACTAGCCCATTAAGGGTAATTAATTTAACCTCAACATTGTTGATTATTACGTTTGACATTAATACCTGAGATATGAATTTAAGAGGGTGAAGGATGTGTCTCAATCATCTATCATCAATCTTACGATTAAACTCTTAACGGTATTTCTACCGTGGATGATTGAGACACCGTTAAAAGTTTGTGAAAGCATTATAAAACTATATTTCTTAATTGTATATAAAAACGACGCTCTTTTATAAGAGGTTGTCGAAGGTATCGCCCTGAGATGAAGCAGGACGATTGAGGAGGAGGTGAATAGATGAGTTGTCCTAGATAGGAACAGGTAATTTTATAGCAACATAGCTTATATTAAGCTTGTAATACTTCTTTTGCTTGTTTAACGTGGTCTTGGCTTACTTCGTTGGCTTCGCTTTCTGTGATCGCTTCTAAGAGCGTCAGGGCTAGTTTCTTTGGGATACCATTAGGAGCTTTTTTGAGTGCTTTGATTGATATTGAAGCGATACCTTTTAATAGCGGTACTGCTAGGTATTGAAGGGCTAGTGCTGTAAATGGGTTCATGTTATTCCTTTATTTCATAATGTGGGTAGTCAATAAACTTTTTCCAGTCACCGCCCCACGTGATAGCAATTCCTAATTCATCGGCGCATTGCTTTACAATGACTGCAAGTTTTTTAAATCGTGAAATATCATTCCAATCAATCGGGTATGGTACAATGTCTACCGCTAAAGAAGGAGAGTGATTATGTTTTGATTTTTTAATCTTACCATCCAAATTTGTAACTACTTTTCCGATAATAGTCCATATGCCTTTAACAAGCTTTCGCCCTATTTTATAGAGTTTAAATTGTTCATCCTCGCTTCGCTCTCCATACAGCACAGTAAAGTCGGTACGAGTGATTGCAAGGTTCATAACCGCTTGAATGTCAGGATGGCACGTTGCTAGAATTGCTTTTGATTTTGCGCTAAAACTTGGCATTAATTATCCTTCATAGTTTTATTAAGCTTACTAATATGCTTTTTTAATTCTTTATTTGCCCCATAATATTTACCACTTTGAAAACCTGCTGAATACCCTATTGAAAGTAATATGATCGTAATTATTAAAAGCTGTATTCTATTAAGGCTCATTATGCGCCCTTTTTAGCAATAAGAATATGAAAAGGTATTGTAATAAAGAGAGCAGGAAAAAAAAATAGAACAGCTATTATATGTAAAACCCATATCATTGATTACTCCTTAATACTAAAGTTAAAAGTGCAGCTAAAACAGTGAGTACAATTGTATAACCAATTTTAGAACGAGTATTTTCTAGGCTTTCAATGCGCTCATTTTGTCTTTTAACTGAGTTTGATTCGACTTCAATATGAGATTTAAACTCTTGTCTTAGAAGTCTTATATCAGTTGAAATTTCATTTTGTCTTTCTATCGCTTGCTCTATCTTGCCAAGTGTTGCATTCATTTGATGAAGCTCTTGCTGTAAAAGTCCTTGATTACTTTCAAGTCTTGTTACCCTTGGTTCGATTTCCATTAATAGCCTTATTTTTAATATTTTATATTATACATTAATCTACACTAAATGCAATAAATAGCCAAAACACAATAGCAAAAGCTATAACTGCCCCTATCATGTTGGCTCAATCATAACGAGATCACGATAGCCTGAAACGTCAATTCTAGCGAGGTATGATGATTCCCCAGCCGCACGAACAGCGTAGTACATCGACCGAGCGTGTATCTTAGGCATGTCACAGCTTAACAGAGCCTCATAGAATATATAATCACACATTCGTCTATCGAATAGCTGTGTGCGATATAAAGCGTCATGGATGAAACCAGCTTTTGTATCAATGCCCCCAAACGGACATCCTAATAATCCCCAAGACGCAGCGGGTTTAGATAACCCATCGCACACAAACTCTTTAAAAAGAGTGATTGTATATTTTGAGTTCTGGTACACCAATGGGGAAGTGAGTTTAAAGGATTGGTCGCCTACAAGCTCAACTTTTAATGGTGTAAGGAATTTTGGCATCAGAACACTACTGCGTTTATAGCTGTAATAGTAGTTGCATCATTAACAGCATTTTTCTTGAGGCGCAGATTCAATTCACCTTCAAATACTTTAGAAGCTACAGCCAACTTAATAGTATTAGCTTGATCTAACGTATAGTCAGAAAACACATTTGAACTATCCCATATAGTGAATACAGTGCCACCGCTCTCAGATACTAATTGGATATAGTCTCTGATTGCTTGAGCTGATTCGATGCCGCCATTGTAGGTTTTAGTTCCTACTGTGACTGGTAGTTTTGAAGCTACTTGGAAAACTGTTTCTAGCTCTTGTGTTTTGGCTAATTTAGCATTTACTAGTAGTTCTGCATCTGTGAACTCAGGTTCAGGAATATTGCCTTCTAATAGCCATTGTTTGTATTCTTCTGCTTCAATAGAGTATGAAACAGTTGCACCATCTTCTCTAGTTCCATATACTGATTGTCCGTTGTTAGTTAATTTAAAAGCAATCATAGTTCACATCCTGTAAATAGAATTAATGTATTTGAGTTACATGTTAATTCTGCACCTTGACCAGCAGTAAGCGTCGGAGAACCCGGAGTAGTTGTAAAATTACAAACAAGTGTACTTACTCCTCCATCTTTTATTACTGCTGCTGTTGGTACACCTAATATACCACTTCCATTTATTATACTAATGTTTGATAAGTTATTTATACTTATACCAGTCGGAGAAACTCTAGCTTTTGTATTGAAAGGAAATGCTATGTATGAATATATTGTGTTTACTGAATAACCCATAAAACCATGTATTCCAGCAAAGCTTGGTAAATACCTCTGACAAGCCTGAACCTCTCCGCCAAATTCGCCATCATAAGGATGCCAACCGTTAGTAACTACGCTTCCATCTTCAAGTTTTACGAGTGATACTGTACCGCTCGCAAGAGTAATCTTGATATATTTTCCAGCCGCAGGGGTGAATGTACCGTTTACGACAGTTACAGTGGTATATGTAACGTTATCCGTGGACTCTGTAACTGTGAGGGTTGCAGTCCCCATATTGGATAATGTTATCGTACCCCCGTTGTTAGAGGTGTTCTCTACCTTTTGAACTATACCACTTGCGGGAGCTATTACCGTTACAATTCCATTTGTGGTGGTAAATGTTGCACTTTCCCCAGTTGTAGGGATGTACCATCGGTCAAAAATATATTGATTCGCTACTACTGTTGCAGTACCACTCACATAAGCACGTTCGTTGATTTTAAAGTTGCCATTAATTAAATAATTTCTACGTTGAGGAAGTGATGATTTTAAATTAGCCCATGTTAGCTTTTTAATAACGAATGAACTTGCACTATCGGTAATGACAATTTCATCAGCATCAATTGGGATAGTTTTAGAAGTAGCGGAATGAATCAATGAAGCCATATTAGAATATGAAATTAATCTCCAGTATCCAAGCGCCCCATCTTCACATTCAAATTCTGCTACATCACCCGCAATAGTTGTTATGTTCGTTCCATTTGGCAATATCAGAGAGGTTGCGTTATGTGTGATGGTTAATGCGCTATCGAAAACTAAAGCTCTGCGAGTTCCGGTTGTAGAAACTCCAAAAGAAGTTATTGCAACTGTTCCCGTAATGTGAGCAATATTCCCACTTGCAAAAGTCCCTATTGTTGTCGTGGTTGCAGATGCTATATTTGCACCCATTACTGACTCAATAGGGATAATATCCCATGCGGTATCTGCTTTATTTCTAAGCTTTAATTGATTTGGAGTAGTTGAAGTATCAAGCCATAATGTGCCTGATACATAACTTGTAGGAGCTATTGCTCCACTATTTGATGACTTAATAGCAGATAATACAGTATTTAGGTCTTGTCTAAATTGCAATCCACTAATAGCATCTGAGCTATTTATATCGTAATCATGTTGAGCCATTGTTTACCCCTTATTAATATAGTATTTTATCATATTAGTAACCCTTGGCTAACCAGTTAATCGTCCTTGACACATTTGAGCCACCATTTCTAACAACAATATCAAATCCAGTAGCTGTTTCGTTGGTTAATTTTACATCATCACCATCTTGGGCATTGACGATTGTTATCTGAACATTAGGCGCAACTTGGAAAGCGATAGGGTATGTAATTGTAGTTCCTGTTATTGAAACTGATATTCCATTATCACTTTGTAATTTATCTTGCATATCTACATAAAAAATAGCCTTAGACAAAATACAAGTCGTGTATTGGTCATAAGAATAAAATAGTCCTCTAAATTTAAACTTTCTTCCAACGTAATCGCCCACATTAAAGTTTTCCCATGCTCCAAATATTCCATCATTTTGTGCAATAGATATCTGAGGAACAAGCCCGAAAGCTGAACTATATCCATCTACATTTACCCAGCTATTAAAATCCAATATTCCATCCAGTCTATTCGTAACAACTAAGCCTTCTGCTTTATAGTCCATCCATATTCTGCAAATTTGAGCTGTCCCAACGTCCACTATATGAGCGGATGGTATTTCATAAGACCCTGACGGTTGGATTCCTCCTGCATAATCAAAAATAGGAATATCATCTATAATTGGCATATCGTTAATATTGAGGGATAATAGTTCTAAATTTCCATCACCATTTACATATACGTTACTTTTAGTTCCAATCCATCCAGTTGATTTTTCATCAAAAGTAGCGACTATATTTTTTGGAAGGATAGCATTCGTAATTGTTAATTGAGCTTCTAATGGACTATATAGTTCTGTTCCATCAGGATATGAATGATGTACCTTAATCATATATGTTCCATTAGCTGAAACAACATACTCTGCAAGTGGTGTTCTTCCTATAATGTACCCATTTTCCCAAATAGTACCCATTCTTATTTCATAATCAATAGGAGTTCTTAAATCAGTAACAACATCCCATATCATCTTTGTTATTTCATTTACATAGAAAGATTTTAGATTAGCTACATTGTCAAGTGGTGATACTGAAATAATTACACTTTGAGCCGTTGATCTATTCCCAGTGCTATCAACCGCCATAACCGCAAATGTTTTAGTTTTTGTATCCCTATAAAATACGCTGTATTTATTGTCTATAGTCTTACCTATTACTGCGCCATCTTTTAGTATTTCAAAATAAGCAAAGTCAAGCGGTTTAAATGCGTATGCCCATGATAAGCTATAAGTTCCATTTGATTCGCTACCTATTAGAGCTGTTATTGGCTCAGGAGGTACTGATTTACCTTGAATGGTGTATCTAACAGATGCTTCGTCCACGTAGAAAATATATTCAACGCCATCTTCAAGCCCATATATATCAATATTATTGCTTCTTGTTTGCCCTAAGCTTACAAGCGATGCGCCCGATACGTTTTTAATGTATGAAATATTATAAAATAATGATGAACCACGCCATGCTAATAAAACAACCGTTTCTACTGTTCCATCTTTGCTTTGATTGAGATAATCTGAAATACTTATCCCAGTTGTGCGAAGATCGCTTATTTGGGTGGGTGCTGATATTAAAATAGTATCAGTGTAAATACTTTCATTATATTCAATGGCTGATATTTTACGCTTTAATTCACCCGATGTTGATATATTTAAAATTCTCATCTTTTTAGCGTGTCTTTCAACTTCACCAAAAGAATAATTTGAATAATCGCCAACTGATTCAGATAATGAAATTTCTAATGTTAATGTATTATTGACTATTGATATTACTTTATGATATAGCTGTGTATCTGTATTAGAATTTGATATTTGGATATAGAATGTTTTACCAACCTCTAAAACTAAATCGCTTCTATCGACAATTACAGTTGTGCCACTTGCTGAAACTATACGTCCACTATATCCCCATTGTGGTACATCATGCGCCACGTTTACAATATCACCTACTCTACAATGGATTGAGTCTATTGAAGCCTCCCAAGTAGCTGTAATCGTTAAATACCTATTTTGGTTTAGATGATACTTTGCTTGATTTATGGCTTGTGTTCTATCAGTACATCCGATAAGGTCTATGGTTGCCTTAGATACATTTGTAACAAGATCATAATTCCCTTGACTCACCTCAACAGAGATACGATTATAATCTTCCGTAGAGTCATAATAAGTCACCTCGACAATATTAGCTCTTTCTTTTAATGGCAAAAATGATTCAGTAAATGAGTTTTGAATAATATTACCCATTGAGAATAAAAACCCTTGAACTGCCATAATATTAGGTTTATCTACTAGAGCGGTAAATGTTGAGCCATACTGAATTACAGAACCACGACCTAACTGCCCGATAGTTTTAAACGCTTGACTTAAATTCGTTATTTGATCGAGATAAATGTTTACTTTAAAATTTTGAGCAGAACAATATGAAGCCCAATCGCTAAATGATGTAAAGTCAATGCGTAATAAAGGTATCCCTGCACCATATCTTTCATTCATAAGTAAATCAAGGCAAGCCCATGCAGGGTTGTCGAGTGAGCCATAAGTTCCAGTTGTGCGAGTTGCAATACACGTTACTCTTGGAAGCCCACCGCTTAACTGATCTGTTGCTAATGCCTTAATGCTTAATAATGCAGTATTTGGATAAATAAAATCATCACTTATTGCTTCTTGTAAGAACTCAAAAAACACAGTTGAACCATATCTTGTTCCACTTGAAGGTAAAGAATGAAATTTTATTCTAACTTCATATTGTGCAGGGGTTAAGTTTGTTAAAAAGTAGGTTTTTCTTACTGGTGAATTTGTAGCTCCTGAAATTGAGAAATATGAATAATTAGCCTCATAAGAATAATACGCCCAACAATACTGCCCATTAAAGTTAGTTTTTGCCCAATCGCTTCTAGTTGGAAGAGTAGGAACTTCACCGATATAAACTAGATTATCATCAGAAGTATCTTTAGTATCATAGTTTATTCTTTTATAAACATCATACGGGCCAGTTCCATCCGCTATTATTGATGATAAAAATGTAGTTGGTGTTTTATCCACATACAAATACTGCACATTAATAAGATTAGATGAAGATATAACTGGACTCCATGCCCCTCCAACTACTCTATACTCAATATCTATATTAACTGTGTATCCATCTAATCCACCTGCATCATTAGCATAATATAATCCTTGTGGGCATATTACCCCAATACATAGCTCAGTTACTGAATCACCGCTTGTAGTGGCTTCTACCCATGTTGAGGTATCTACTACTTTTTTATTGACAGAAACATCGCTCCATGTTTCTCCCCAAAGAGGTAATAAGTCTTGGTTATTTGTTCCCATACGTGTTTCAATAGATACATTTGAGTAATTTGAAGCTGGGTCACCATTTAATCTAATATCATTTATTGAGTCAAAAGTACCATCTCCAAGTGCAAGTAAAATAGATAGATACTGTTTATCATTATTTACAGTAACATATTTTCCAATATATTGAGGAGTAATTTTCATTGTTCCGTATAAAATAGGGATTGGATAACCTTGGGCTGTATTATTCCCAATTACATCCCAGCCATAAGTAGGGGATGATTCTTGATTCTGCATACCAACTGATGAACCAATATCTGGTATTTTAGGCTTAAACACAGAGCTTACAATCATAGCACCTACTATTGTAAATCCTATTTGAGCTACTAATGCCCCCCCAATTATCATAGCTGAACTCGCACCCATTGAGCCTAACATTAGTCCTGCATAAGTTCCAACACCTGGTGCGGCTATGCTTAGAGCCACCATTGCAACTATTGCTAATGCTTGTTTTCCTCCACCGCCTCCTCCGCCTTTAGGAACTACAGCAAAGTAAACAATATCATCTTTTTCTATTACAAAGTCACAATCAATAATTTCATTATTTTTAGATATTACAATGTCATAACAATCAATATCGTAATTAATATTAGCTAAAAGGCTATATGCGGATGTTCCATATTCTACTGGAACGTAGCTTATATCGGTAGTATCGAATGGATTATTGTATTGTATTACCTCTGTCGCCATGAGTAGAAGCCTTTTATAAAATATGACATATCATCTATATTCACGATATGTGTACCTATTGATTCAAGTGTATGTAGCATTTTACCATTACCTAGATAGACTCCGAAATGTTGCACTACTCTTGGGTGGATAGGGTCGTGTGCCATGGCGATAACATCGTACAAATTTGGCTCTTTTGATAGTTGCCAATACTGTGAAATTTGCTTTATGTAATCGCTAAATATTGCTTTAGTAGAATGGCATGAGCTATGAAAAGATGGTATTTCAATACCTAATTCATTGCGATAAATAAGACGTATAATTCCGTAACAGTCTGCACCATTTAAACTCTCTCCTCTATCCTCAAATGGCACTCCTATATATTTATCTATCATAGTCTTACGCCAGTACCGCCAACACCTGCAAAGCCCCCAAAACGTGCCGAGTTATTTAATTGCTTACATCGTGTTAATGTTTTATCGCACGTAGTTTGTGCGCCAACATAACCACACTCAATGCCTTTAAACTTCCAATAGCAAAAAGTCTTTATAAATCTTCGCTTAGGTATTCCGATATTAAAAGGGCTATCTGCTGTGAGGGTAAATGTTGCAGTTTCAGGCGTAGTAGTTGGTTGAGATAATTCAAAATAAACGGTCTTTACTGGTTCGGTATTTGCTAAATCTAAAGTATTAACGATATGGCAAATACATTTAATCTCGTTGCCGTCTATTCCGTTTACTTTCAAATATTGGTCGTATTGTTGTAAATATGTTTCTATAACTCTTTGTCGGTTATCTAATGTAATTTGCCATTGAGGGATTTCGCCTCGTCCATCCTCTGAAAGTTCTCCAATATCAAAAGGGAAAGTAAGCCATGTTTCGCCATTCCAAACTATATCATCACCATTTGAAGTGATAAAAATATGGCTTGCGAGTGAAGGAATTTCAATGTCAAGCAATACAGCAAAAACGCTATCCGTACCTAGTTTATTCTTTTCTTGAATGACTGTTAATGACAGTGCCATTAAATCTCCTCTAGTATTACACTTGTGCTACATAGCTCTTTTGTAGTTGCCTGATAATCAAGTTCATTGTTTTGGAATGATACTTGATAAGATAATGAGTTCTCAGGATTGACGTATGTAAATATTGTACCTATATTAGCATCAAAAAAAGCTTCAATAATGGCAAATTCTTCTTTAGTTATATTGTCATATCTTAGAGTAAATACAGAGCGTGATCGTGTTGAAGCTTTACGAACTTGCATATAGTTAGCTTCAAAAGAGTTCTTTAATATATTGTATTTCTTTTTTGAAGATGAGCCTAGTCGTGCTTCGGGTTCTATTGGATATGTTGCCATTATCTGCCTCCTTGGAATATGTCACGCATACCAGACTTGTTACGCTTCACAGCATCTATTACAACGCCTATGACAAACTGTTCCCCATCGAACCTTGTCTGTGACTCCGTTACTTCTACTTTTTCGCCTGAGTTATTTATGATCTCGATTTTAATATCTTGACCTCCACCCATCCCACTTGCATTTATTCCAAGCTTACCGCCTGCACCACGAGATAGAGGCATAATAGCTTCGGGGCCAGCTTCTCCAAACAATGCCATTGGCGCAGTAGTAGGCTTATCTACTATTGAATTGGTAAACGCTCCACCCGTTGCAAAGGCTGTTATGTTGCCACCGCTAAAAGCATTTCCGTTAGCACTTGCTACGGGAGCAGTACCAAAGAACCCAGAGATAGCCCCTGCAAGTGGAGCAGTTATTGATGCTCTTATTTGCATACGAATCAAATCTTCCATTATGGATTTAAACATATCTTTCGCATTTAACTTGCCAGTCATAAACATATCAACTAAAGCATCCTCAAGCCCATATACTGCGCTTGTTGCTACGTCAAGCGATGTTATAAGTGCTACTTCAAACTTCTTCACGTTCTTTTGTCGTGCCGCCGATACATAAGCGTCTATTTCTATTTGTGTGCGCCCCTGCTCTTTGAATAGATCGACTTGCTTTTGAATGTTTGCCTCTTGTATTTCTGATTCAGTCCCTGATAATTCGATCATTAATTGGTTATAGTCTATTAAGTCTTTTTTCTTTTGTGCCATATTCTTTATATTATCTTCGTATGCTTTTTGATCATCATCCCACATTTTTTGCTTTATGTCGTTTTGATCTTTGGTAATTCTATTTATGCCTGATAATTCATCTTGTGCTTTATCATGTTCTTTTTTTCTTTGGTCTGCAATTTCTTTTTCTAATTGTTTCTCCATCTTTTTTTGTGCTAATAATTCTTTATTACTTGATATTTTAGGGGATGCCTTTTCTAATGCTTTTGCGGCGGCAATAGATGCTTTGTTTTCTTCTTGTATTTTTATAGCCGCATTGCTTCTTTGAGTTCCAATGGAATTTAATCTATTCTCTATTTTCTTTAGTTCAGCATCTATAATGGCTGTTTCTTTCTTTTGAGTCTTATCTAAAGCAAATTTATCACTTTGAATCTCTATCCGTTTTTTTAGTAAAGCGTCATGGGCTTTTGTAAGTGCTTCGATACTATTTATAGTAGAGTAGTTTTTCTTTTCAAGTGCATCGTCATGCGCTAAGTATGCAGTTGTAGCAATGCCCAATGCTACCGATATGGCTAATAATATAGGTGCTGATGTTTGTAGGGCTATCATAGCGGCACGTAAAGCAAAAACAGACGTTGTTATCCCTCGCACTCCATTTGCAACAGCACCTCCAGCGATGAAAGAATAATAAGCAACAGCAACCCCTCCTACTAGCCCAGCGGTTAATCTAAGCCCATCATTATGGTCGTCAATTAATTTAGAAGTACCTTGATAGAATGATGCAATATCTTTTCCATAAGTTGATAAATCACCGCTAAAATCATTAATCATTTCCGCTAAAGCCTTTGTTGCGCCTGTTGTTTTGTCAAGTTGTGCAATTGCTGTTGCTAAATCAGTTTCTAAGTTTGTAGTAGCCATTCCTACTGTTTGGGGGATGCTTCCAAAATCAGAATTTATCTGACCTGACATTTTAAGCAATGCCGCAGAAACTCTACCCGATGTTAGCTCCCCTTGCTCTGCCATTTTTCGCATTGCAGTTATTGGAACGCCCATCCCATCTGCAAGATATTGCATTATTTTTGGAGAGGCTTCATTTATCGCATTAAACTCTTCGCCACGTAATACCCCTGAACCCATAGCCTGAGCAAATTGTAGGATTGCACTTGAAGCTTCTTGTGTATTAGCTCCACCCAGCTTAAGGGCTTTAGAGAATGATTCTGTAACTCTATTAACGTCCTCAGTTGTTCCTCCAATAGATTTTAAAGCAGGGTTTAATTTAGTATATAGAGTTGTAATATCTGAAATACTAGAAAATGATTCTTTGGATATTTGCAATAATTGCTTTTGTTGCGATTCATATTCAGCGGTAGAAGCTGAAACCATTTTTAACCTTGCATCAAGCATATTCATAGAGTCTGCAATATCTACATACTGCTTGGCAATATAGCCAGCACCTAAAGCGGATATAACAGAACCTATGGCAGTTTTCATGCCATTAAAAGATTCAGATGTATTATTTGTACTCTTAGATAGTTTATTGTTTGAATCTTCGGCTTTACCAGCGGATTTAGAAAGGGTATCAAGATCAGTAGCTGATTTCTTTATCTGTGTTGAATCTGATTTAAGAATCAAAGAGTGAATTTCAGCCATGATCTATTCCTTTATGTATGGTGAAGGGTCGTTTATATCTTTTCGTGTTATCTCATACGCAAACGCATTAGACAATTCTTTTATCATTATAGCCTCCCATGGAGAGAGACATACGCTTGTTACTTGCGCCCATGCGTGTATCTCAACAAATGATAAGCTTTTACCGTCTGACATATATCCAAGTTCTTCTAAGTATCCCAAAAGATACTCAAAGCCCTCTATGTTTGGACGTTCTAAAAGCCGTGTATTCTTTTGAAGCTCTAAGAATACTTTACGAGGCTTTGTTTGCTTATCGGGCGTTACGTTTAACCACGTATCATGCCGAGCGTATAATTTTAAACGCTCGGCTGTTCGTCCAAAAAATTAATATCATCTCCAATGAACGAATCAACTTGTTTACGCAACCAAGGCAATTCAGAATAAATACGCTTTGCATTTTCTTTAGAGAATGGTAATTGTTTTTTATTCTCTTCGATGTTGTTCCATGAAGCCGTACAATCAGCTAGAAGCGTTAAAGCCGCATCTTCGATCTCTTCCATTGTCGCACTTGATTTATTCTTTGAGCGTGACTTGGCGAGTGAATTAACAGCGCTTCTATAATGCTTAGTATCAGCGCCATACAATTCGATAGTAATGTCAGTTTCAGAACCGTTTAGAGGGTGACGAACCTTCAAGATAGAAGTTTCGCTAACCTTTACAGAGCCAATATCCATTACGGAGCCGCCACGAATACAACGTCAGAGGTATATTCCAAAGAAGCTGTGTGTGCTTGAACAGTGTCAGCAGTTCCGTTATTCTTTGGCGCACCCATTACGATTGCACTTACATAGTCAGTAGCTCCATTGTTATAAACTACTTTGAATGAATATGAGTTTTGGCTCAATGTTGCCGCCGCCATAATAACTTGACCCGCATCGCTTGGAACAGATGCATAGTTAAATGTAGCCGAACCGAACTGTTTTTGACCTTTTTTCTTAGTGGTAAATCCAGTGGAAAGAAGATCATAGGATACTACGTTAGCAGAACCGCCCAAAGCTGGAAGATCAGCCGCACCACCTACCTCTGTATATGTTAGAGCTTCAAAGCCCGCCTTGTTATAAGTAGCTGGAAGTGATGCCGATACATAGATAGAACCGCCCGCAACCGTTACTAAATCTTCGCTTGTTACTGCCATGGTAACCCCTTAGTGTAAATGTAATGAGTATTTTAACATACTTTACGCAGTCAGGAAATTGTAGGCAATAGTGACTGGTATTTTGTAATGTCCTTCTCCATCATTAAAGCCTTGCGATGTGTATGGTGTGCGATCAATTCGTATTCCATTAATTACCGTTCCACGCTTGAAAGCATTAATAATAATCTTTGCTATCTCTGACGCTGTTAAAGCACCAATACCGTCTAAAGTAACACAGTTGATCTGAATTAAACCGCCGTTCATAGTTACTTCTTTAATCCCTATGTCGTCAGGTACAATAGGCATAATATTAACAGTTATGTATTCAGATGGGATAATCGTATAGTTAATATTTGGATAGAAGATTTTAGGCAAACCCCCAACGCTTTTTAAGTATGTAAAAACATTGTTTAATAGTTCATCTGGTAGCACTGAATTTCCTTAATGCTGATTTTGCGGATGCGATAGAAATTCTAAACAT